ACATTGCCAATATTTTAGATTTATCTTGGATACCACTGGTATTTAAAAATTATAAAAATTTTATAGATTTAACAAACAATAAAGGTGTCAATGCACACTCTCCAAAATTTGTAGATGTAGGCACAGATGGATCGCATCCAGGACCTGAGCAACATCTCAAGTATGCAGAAAAAATATCAATTTTAATAAAGGAAAATCATCATGGCTAAACCATTTGACGTAAGTAAATTTAGAAAAAGCATTACCAAGAGTATCGACGGCATCAGCGTGGGATTCACAGATCCCACAGACTGGATCTCAACCAACAACTATGCTCTTAACTATCTAATCTCAGGAGACTTCAACAAAGGTGTGCCCTTGGGCAAAGTCACTGTGTTTGCTGGAGAGTCAGGCGCAGGCAAAAGTTTTATCTGTTCAGGCAATCTGGTTGCCAATGCACAAAAGCAGGGCATTTATGTTATTTTAGTAGATACAGAAAATGCCCTGGATGAATCTTGGTTACATGCACTCAACGTGGATACCAGTGAGGACAAGTTACTCAAACTCAACATGGCCATGATCGATGATGTGGGCAAGATGATCAGTGAGTTTGTCAAAGAATACAAAACATTGCCCGAAACAGAAAGACCTAAAGTTTTATTTGTAGTAGATTCGTTGGGTATGCTACTTACTCCAACGGATGTAAATCAATTCGAAGCAGGGGACATGAAAGGTGATATGGGTCGTAAGCCCAAGGCACTTGCCGCCCTGGTACGTAATTGCGTAAACATGTTTGGTAGCTTGAATATTGGCCTAGTAACCACCGCACACACATACGCTAGTCAAGATATGTTTGATCCGGACGACAAAATATCAGGAGGACAAGGTTTTATCTATGCATCAAGTATTGTGGTTGCTATGCGTAAGTTAAAACTCAAAGAAGATGAGGATGGCAACAAGATTAGTGAAGTAAAAGGCATCCGTGCCGCTTGCAAGATCATGAAAACACGTTATGCCAAACCATTTGAATCAGTACAGGTCAAGATTCCGTATGAAGAAGGCATGAACCCGTACAGTGGCCTAGTGGACTTGTTTGAAGGCAAAGGCTTGTTGGAAAAAGAAGGCAACAGTCTCAAATACACACTGACAGATGGAACTGTGATCAAACAATTCCGCAAGGCCTGGGAACGCAACGATGATACAAGTTTGGACCGTATCATGGCAGACTTTACCTCCAACCCACATCATAAAACTGCAGAAGTAGAGGAAACAGTTGACCAGCCGATCGTAGAAGAAAAACCTGTTAAAAAATCCAAAAAAGAGGAAACGATTGACTGAGTATTATTGTAGTCAAAAATTTTGGTGGCTGACTGTGGAACCCGAGCGAAGAAGTATGAACTCGTGTTGTGCAGCACAGCCCACTAAAATTGATTTGTCGTGGCTTCGATCGCATCCAGGTAAATTGTTTAATACTCCCGACTTGTTGGCCGAAAGACAGGCCATGTTAAACAATGAGCCTGTGGCCTCGTGTGAAGATACCTGTTGGTCAGCAGAACGTCAGGGTCGAGTCAGTCGCCGCACAGCCATGAAAACCACAGATAGGACTCACACAGATCTGTACACTTCTCCGCATGTGTTACACATCAACCTTGGCAGTGATTGCAATTTGACCTGTAGTTATTGCTGTAAACAGTACAGTACTGCTTGGTTACGTGACATCGATGCTTATGGTTCATATCTAGATCAGGACCGCTACACCATCAATGCCAATGATCACATAGTGTTGAAGCTGGGGCAAACAGCCATAAAAAACAGCGAGGCCTATCAGACCATCCTGCAAGAAGTACAACGATTCCGGTCGGTGGAGCAGATAGAAATTACCGGCGGAGAGCCCTTTTTGTACAATGGATTACCGCAGGTGATCAAACAGTTGCCGGTGTCGGCAGACATCTTTACAGGGCTGGGAGTAAACACAGACAGATTGAACAAAATACTGGATCAATTGCCTACAGGCACTACCTTTACGATCAGTGCTGAAAACACCGGGTCCTTGTACGAGTTCAACAGATATGGCAACACCTGGGATCAATTCAGACGCAATCTTGATCTGTTGTCCAGTAAATTTAGTTATAGATTTTGCAGCGTGTTGAGCAATCTGACTGTGCATGGATTCGACCAGTTCCAACAAGAGTACGGATCAGATAAAAATTTGTTGAATTTTTGTACAGATCCCGACTATCTCAGTGCTTCGGTATTAGATTCTGAATCTAAAATACAATTATCTCAGATCGATTATAAATATCAAGGTCAAGAAATCAAACAAACACTACAGGCAGAATATACTCAGCAACAAAAACAAAATCTACAACATTATCTGACAGAGTTTGCTCGGCGTAGAAATTTAAGTCTTGATGTTTTTCCAGACAGTTTTTTAAATTGGTTAAATATACCACAGTTGACAAAGGAATCCAAATGACCATAGAAGTAGAAGTACTAAGCGAATTGTATACAATCATGAAACAGTACGTGCCGCAAAAAGATCGTCAGGAATGTGCTGACAATCTCATGAGTGTCATGGTCGACATGTTGGGAGATCGAGAACTCAAAGAATTTGGCGGAACAGACAACACTCTCAAACGAGCACTCAAAGAATACACCACCGAAGACGAAGAAGAATTCGATGAGGAAGACGATTCTGATTGGTAAATGGCACAACGTTATTTTCCAATAAAGACTGAAACAGCCTGTCAACTCAAGTGGACCTGGAGTAGTCTTTATCTCTACGAAGGAACCACCAACAGTTGTCATAGAGTGGCCAAGACAGCCCTGACTACAGATACCTTTGACACATTCCACAACACACCAAAAAAACTAGCAGATCGTAAAATTATGCTGGCTGGCGAATGGCCCGCTGGTGGATGTGAATACTGCAAAAAAATTGAAGATGCCGGTGGCACCAGTGACCGCATGGTACACTTGGCCATACCAGATCTTACTCCGCCTGAGCTAGAAAACAATGCGATTGCTGTGGATGTCACACCCAGAATCGTAGAAGTTTATTTTGATAATACCTGTAATCTCAGTTGTGTTTACTGCCACGATGGATTCAGCAGTAGAATACAGCAAGAAAACACACGCCATGGTCGTTTTGAACACAAGGGGTTGGTGATTGACAACACACATCGTCGCCATGCCAATTTTGATCAGATTACCCAGCAGTTTTGGTCCTGGTTAGACGCCAACTACGCCACAGTACGCAGATTCCACTTGTTGGGCGGGGAACCATTTTATCAACGGCAATTTGACACCTGCTTGGATTTCCTGTATAATCATACTAACAAGGATCTGGAGTTCAACATCGTGAGCAATCTCATGGTTGATTCAAAAAGACTGCGTGACTATGTTGAACGAATCAAGAGCCTAGTGGCCGATCGACGCATTAAACGATTTGAAATCACAGCCAGCATAGATTGTTGGGGCGATCAGCAGGAGTATGTGCGACATGGTTTAGATTTACAACAATGGAAACAGAATTTTGAATATTTGGTCAACCAACGATGGATAACTTTGAACATCAATCAGGTCATATCAGTGCTAACTGTGCCCACCATGACAGATTTAATCGCCTACATAAACACACAAAGAACGGACAGAGAAATAGGACATCACATGATCACAGTCAATGAGCCCACGTACATGAATCCAGATATCATGGGATCTGGATTCTTTGAACCGTATTTTGCACAGGTCCTGGAAGTCATGCCCGCTGATACCTGGCAACAACAAGAAGCAAGAAAATACATGCAAGGTGTCAGACAACAAATAGCCGCCGCCGATGCTAATCTCATAGAAATCAACAAGTTGCGTACTTATCTTGACGAACTTGATCGCAGACGCAGTACCTCGTGGCAACAAACTTTTCCTTGGTTAACCGGAGTCCGGGATGTTTTATAATCGCATAGTAGCAGATCTAAGCGTCATACCTGAATTTATTGAATACTATGAAGGAGAAATGACCTCGGCAAAAACCGAAATAAGAATACGTGGTCGGGTAGAAAAAGAACTGTCAGACTTGCCAGGCATGACCGAACACAGATTCAATCAACTGCAAGAGATTGAAGCAGTATTAGAATACCTAAACATACAGTTGCGTAAGATTCGACAACGGCATTACAAAAAGTATCTGGAAGCCTATGCTCGAGCACTCACGTCAAGAGATGCTGAAAAATATGCCGAAGCTGAGGATGAAGTCGTCGACATGGAAACCATTATCAACGAAGTAGCCTTGTTGCGTAATCGTTGGCTGGGAGTGATGAAAGGTATAGAGAGCAAAAATTTCATGTTAGGACACGTGGTGCGTTTACGCACAGCAGGCATGGAGGACATAGTGGTATGATCGATTGGAAATCTCGTGCCGATGAATTGCTGGCAGAGTTTGATCTGTGTTGTCGAGCCAAACCACGCCATGACGCTGTAAACGTGCAATTGGAAAAAGACAACTGTGCCAAATTTGCTCATTACTTGAACACACAACGAGCCTGGGGCACAGAAAATCAAATAGCCGAAGCCTGCTATCAACTTGAACCTAGACTGCAAAGATTAAAAGAAAAACTAGTCATGGAAATACTAC